AAGCTGTTTTGGACGATCTTTATATGTATGAATCTCAATCTCTTGATTGAGGTTTTTTGGAGTATGCGAAATAGCTCCAAAGACTGCACCACACACGGCATCTGCCAAGTCCTTAGAGGACTTTCTTGGGTGGTCAACTCTGTTATTCTTAACAATCTTGAGTTCTGTTAGCTCTTCAAATAGCAAGTCAATTGCTGGCATAGCTAAACGCTCTTCGTAAATCAACATGGCCATATCTTCGTAGTGCTTCTTTGCAACTGAAACTGTATCTGTTTTAATGCCTATTTGTTTTAACTCATTCTGAATATCAAACGATTGCCAACGGTCAAAAGATACCATGCCAATGTTGAATCCTACCCTGCGAAGATTTTGAATCCACTGCTTTACTTCTGATAAATCAACAGGCCCCTCTTTCTTTGGCTCCCACCAAGCAACCGCATCTACAATAACAATTGGAGCAACTTGCTCGTAGTCTTTCATAACCTGAATGTTAACAAACTTTTCTACGTGAGCAATAGCAACGGCACACTTGTCATGACGCTGTGCAAGGTCAGCATGAACATAATAAACCTTATCTGGATTTGGCTTAAATGTTTCATCAAATCTTCTAAACTGATCAAGTGGATTACGAAGCGTCATTGCAGACTGTACTTTATCACGCTGCTTAAAAAATGCATCAGATGCAAAAGTTGGGATGCATGCAAAACGCTGCATGGCATCACCCAAGTCAGTAAAGAATGCATTCCTAAAGTCATCAATCTTTCTAGTTGGATTAACTACCCAAGTAGGTCGTTTAATTGCAAACACTCCAGGATACTTATAAGAAATGATAGTGTCTTCATCCCACTCAATTTTTAGAGAGTTACCGTCAGCATTTTCTGGCAGATCTGGATTCATAATAAAGGTATGGGTTTTTGTAATAACTTCTTTTTCAGCAACTACAGCATCATACCTTTGAGAAATAAAGTCGCCTGGAAAACGTGGGAAAGAAAGCAGTGCAACCTTTCCAAGGTCTGGGAAACGTGAATCTACGGAAGCACGGAAAGCTTTGTAGATATTATCTGCCGTCTTACCCTGATCATTTCCTCCACCAATTTCTTGTGCGAATCCAGAAATCTCATCAAGCACTGCAAGAATAAGGTTAAGACCCTCATGAGATTCACGCTCAGAGTGACCAGAGTAAACCGTGATAGATTTATCAAACTCAATAGACTCTGCCTTTGCATAAAACTTGCCAGCAAACCATGGTGACCTTTCAATCTTGCTTTTAAAACCTTTAAAGAAAACGTTCTTGGCCTGCTGAGCGTTGATAGCAACGTTAATAATATCAATAGCATCTCCAGCTGGCTTGCCAAAATACCTTGCTGGGTCTTTAAGACAGAGAAGCTTGTACACAATGTATGCACATGCAACTGTAGAAACAAAGTCCTTACCACTACCCTTACCAAGCTGTAGGATTACTTCATTCTTTGTATACTTCTTGTAATACCTTCTACCTTCGTCTGCCCCCAGAATATCAACCAAGTCTTCTAGCCTATAGATTTGGCTCATCGCCTCGACAATGTCATACTGAATTTCAGACAGTGGAGGTTGGCCAAGATAGTCAGAGGACTCCACAAAAATTTTAGCGTTTACAGGAGTTTCCTCAAAGTTGTCATTCTTCAGTGCTTCTATAAAATCATCAAACATTATTCATGCACAATCGTAATTACTTCTCGCTCTTTTGCAACCTGAGATAACCTACGCATAATTTCATCACGAATCTCTGGATGCTCAGAAGCTACATCTCTTAGAATGTTTACAAGCACATTTTGCTTTCTTTCAATCTCTAGCATTTCTTCTGCTAACTCTTTGTTTTCTAAGAGTCCAGCCTTTTGCAGCATGTCAATACGTCTACCCTCAATGTCTAGCACTAGCTTAATTGCTGCAGTCTTGGCAGATAAATTTGCTGTCGTAGTAGCGTCCTCAATAACCTCATAAGCTTTTTGAATAAGCTTGTTGTAGTGGGTGTCTGCCCCAACTAATGCCTCTTTAGCACGAGCACGAATTGCAGAATTGTCTGCAGCCATGGATCGCCACTCATTAATATAAGCCACGACTTTTTGCCTAGGCATAGCTAGCTCTTTAGAAATCTGAGTCTCGTTAACTCCCTGTAGATATTTCTCTACAACCTTGTTAACTTCATCAAGATGCTCTACCGTTAAATCTTCAAACGACACGCTTAGCCCTCTTTCGTCTTGTTGGAACACGCTTAACACGTTCCTGCTTAAAGGATCTAAACGCTGAACAAACGCCACGACTGATCTCAAAGCAATCTATCCAGCTTGCTCCAGTATTCTTGTTTGTAGTTACACCAATAAACTTAAAGCTAGAGCCGTATTCACCTTTAATCTTAATTATATCACCTGCATGAATAGCAAATCCATCAATCTCTACATATGGTTCAGTAGAGAAGTGCGTTGGCTTGGCCAGTACAGTATTACGCTTTGGCATTTCTTTCCTTTGCAATCTTTAGAAGCACTAGGTATCCTATTAAATCATCAATGTCATTGTCGCCAGGGTACTCTTTGCCCCTAGCAAACCTAGACAATTTATCATCAATTCTAACAAGAATTTGTTCAGTTGGGTCAGCTTTAGAGAATATTCTTACTGGCTCTAAGGCTGAGTCCCCATAAGCTAGATTTTTTTGCATAAGCATGTTTTTAATTTCAGTACAAACCCTGTTGATATCATTAACTGTATTGTTCATCTGCGAGACTTCCTTAATCCGAATTTAGCTAAATATACGTAAATTGTTTCTACGCTAGTGTTACACTCTTTTGCGATCTGCTCTGGAGTTTTCTTGTCAAGGTGATATCTTTTTTTGAGCCAGGCTTCGCTTGTATATAGTTTAATAGCCATTACTTTGTTAGCCTTTCCCAGTTGTTGATTGCCCAGTGACCAATACCGCAGGCATCCGCCACATCGTTATCTTCTATCTGTTTGTCATAGTAGGTGTTTACAAACTTGATTGTTTTTTGCTTTCTGAGTTCTCTTTCGTATGACTTATACCAAGCTTTAGACTTGTCTGGGAACTCAGCTACAATGTCTTGCTTTTCTTTGGTGGTAAGTCTTTTGTTTCCAATATAACTTTGCCAAGTAATTGGATTCACAGCCCCAGCAATCTTGATGTTATTAATTCCTGCTGCACCAAGAATGGCACCTTGAACAAGTGCTAGGTCTGCTGCTGTCTTTGGACTATTCATAAAAACTGTGTGCTCAATTACAATTGCGTCTACAATATCATACATCTTGAAAAAAGAATTTAATTTTTTGCAAGCATCTGAAACCTTTTCATAATTAGTTTTGCCAACAAAATTAATTTTGCCTGTAGAAATAAGAGAATTGTTATTAAAAATTGCAAATGCCATACTGTTTGTACTAGCATCAATTGCAAAAACTGTTGCTGGCTTATTAATTTCCTTCAGATTCAGCTTCATTTATTAACCTCTTAATTTCTTTAAACTTTAAATTAACTTCTTTAATGTTTATACTACACCTGGAGCACAGTGTGTCATCGTTGTAGATAGACAACGACGAACCACATCCACCAGAACAAAGTCTAACTTTTTTCTCACGATTTTTAATTTTTAAAAACTTATGACGCTCTGCTATTTTTTCTTTTGTTGCTTCTTCTCTACAACCTATTGAACAATAAATTTGATAAGAAACAGCTGGATTAAACTGCTTGTTACACCAATCACACGACTTCACTCAATGCCTCCAGGGATTTGATCTTGATAGACCCCGTCCCTGCATCAGCACATACTTTAGATAGTGGACAAGTTTTACAAATCTTAGAATTAGATCTATAGTTTTTTGTTGGAAGAGTTTTGTCTTCCCATGCTTTACGCACGTCACGCATCCATTGGAATGCACCGTCTACCCATTGACGATAATAATCATTTACTTCTACTGGAATAACCAGCAGCTCATGATTATTTTTATTTTCATAAATCAGTACTGCTCTTTTTTTGCCAAGAATTTTCATGTAGATTAGCAACTGAATCAAATGCCCAGTCTTAGCCTTGCCAACCTTTTTACGATATTCGAACCCCTCGTTCATCATCGTTTTAATTTCTCCAAGCAGGTCTTCTCCTGCCCATTCAAGAATTACGTCTCCATATCCAAAGATTGGAGGATCGTTATTAATAATCTTGAATTCAGCGTCTTTAAGAATTTCTGCATCTGCCATAGCCTGTTGGATTCGCTCATGCGACTTTGTTCCAGCAGTCATGTTGGCACCGCCATAGGCGTCTGCGTTATCCTCAAACACTGCACCATCAAAAGCTAGGTACCAGTACCTTGGACATTCTCCATGACTATATGCAATAGTTGATGGAGCAAAGGTCTTCTTTTGCTGAAACTTTGGACCTCTTTTAGCAATGTATCCGTGTTGGATCTTTTCAATTAGCTCTTGATTGTTTAAGAAAGATGGTGCATTTTCTATTTTCTTTACCATAACCTGTTGCAATAAATTTTTAGTCATTATATTCTCTTTTCTATATCGTTCTATTATACCATCAACGAATGATATATTTCAAGGCAGAAACAAGGTTATTTATTGACTCTGCGGCTGTGTAGTATATGTTTTTCTTTGGTCTGTCAGATTTATCAACGTTAGTAAGCCATGTAGCTCTAAAAGCCATCTTTGCTGCAATAGCCTGAAGTCTAACTATCTCAATAGTCGCTACCTGCAGAGGAATGTCTGGTCTAACAATAAGCTTAGCAATAGTGGTCAAAGCCTGTGTTAACTCCTCATCTTGCATGTAGTCTGCAATTTCTGCAAGACCATTAATTGATTCAATTGTTGTTTGTTGCTGCTCCATTATTCCTCCAGTAGTTGTTCTAATAGTTCAAGCTCTATAATAGCAAGCCTTGTTTTTGAATTACCCTCACCCAGCACAACAATTATTGCTGGATCTGCTTTAGACTTCATTGCATCAGTAACTGCTTTTGCCCAGTTGTCTTGATTAACAGTAAAGCCTTTTGGATATTCCTTAAAATCTACAACAAAATTTTTCCAAGTTGCGTCGCCCTTTTTGGTATTGCGACCTGAATTCTTATGCTGTCGTGCACCAATTCTTTTTGACTCACCACGCTCACTCATAGTCACTCTTTTTCTTTCTAGGTACATATAAGTTTACTTTGGAGATGTGTTTTTGAGAACACTGCCAAGTAAGGTCTTTTGTGTCATGCCACAGTCTTAGCTGAGTAACTTTTTCTCCACAACGCTGACAAATAAATATCCCAGGGTAGTGGCTAAACGGTTTATTGTTCACCCAAAACCTTGCTTCTAATTGATTCTTGCAGCTCTAAATCTTCACGTACACGAGCAACAAAAGAATCTCTTCCTTGAAGCTTTGTTCCGTCATCAAGCTGATACCATGCACCAGTTCTGTTAACTAATCCCAACATTTCTGCTGTGTCAACTAGGTCACCAATTTCATCAATTCCAATTAGGCCTCCACGGTAATAGAAGTCATACTCAGCAGAATCTCCTGGTGCAGATGTTTTAGAGTTTTGAACTTCCCACCTTACTTTTCTACCAACTTTTTGTTCAATTAACTTATCTCCAACCTTAATCTTCCCCTTGATGGAGTTAGCGTCAGAGCCAGAAGAAAATAACTTTACAATTGTTGATGACATAAACTGAGTAGTAAGTCCACCAGTTGGAACAGACTGCGTATACATTGCAGTAATGTTATTCCTTGCTTGAGAAATTGCAAGAATTAAAGCAGGCTTTTCACGATTGTTTGCCCAGTTAAGCATTAACCATGCATGCTTTAAATCTTTAGACTCTGCACCAATTTGTTTAGTCTGATCTAAAGCTTTTAGCTCTTCAGAATCTTTTTCAAAATAAACTGCAGGAAGAAGAGAGCTAATACTATCAATTACAATCAGGTCTACGCCAGCAGTTAAAAGTGCAACACCAACGTCAACCATATCGTTGATACTTCTTGCTTCTGAATAAATTAGCTTTTCAGTATCTACCCCAAGCTTTTTAGCCCACTCTTCGTCATAAGACATCTCAGCATCAATCCAAGCACAGAGCTTTCCTTCTTTTTGTGCCATGCCAATTGTTTGCAAACAAAGAGAAGACTTTGCACTAGACTTGCTTCCCCAAAGCAAAACCTGTCTACCATATGGAAACCCACCACCCAGTGCACGATTAAGTCCAGCACTTGGGGTTGGCTGCATTTCTGTCTGAATGCCTACCCCTGCCGTAATTCTTTTTCTAAGCTTTGGATCTAGTTTTGCTAAAGCTTCTTCAATAGTTGTCATTAAAACTTTACCCCATGCATCTCTGGTCTAGTTTCGTTAATCTGTGTTTTCTTTTTTACTGCATAGTCAAGAGATATATTAGTATATCCATTTTCTACTAAGCCAGCGTATAGGTCAAGAGTTCTAATAATAATATCTGCCATCTCATCAGCAACTTCCTCTTCTCCCTTATCTTTACGAATAGCTTCCATTACTTCTACAGCCTCTGACACAATCATCATTAGTTGCTTAGTAATAAAAATATCATCAACCTCTTCTGGCCAAAAGCCTTTCTTTACTGCAGTTTCGTGCAGTCGTTCACAAAGATCATCAAATTGCATTTACATCCTCCATTATCGTTGTTCCATCTTTGGTTTTACCAAAACTAAATTTATAAGCATTGCCCTCTTTGACTTTCATGTAGGCAGTAGCAAACGCTGTTGGAAAGACTGTAACTGAATGCAGTTCTCTTGCAACATCTGCCAAAGTTAGAGAAGCCATTTTCTTTCCAGCTTTGGTTACCCTTGGCTTAAATGAAACAACGTACATCTCTTCTTCTTTGTATGGCAATTGCTTATAATTTAAAAATTTAACTAGTGCATTGTCGCTACCCTTGACTTCGTCAATTGGAACAGCAGATACTATTCTGTTATCGCTAGCTAGCAAGATATAGGTTCGACCTGGCTCGATCGCTGTTTGCTCTTCATCAAAAATACCAACACTACCAGTTTTATCTAAGATCTCTACACGAGACCATCCCTGTCCACGCTTGATGCTTTTTACCATGCCCATAAGAATAAACGCACCCTTTTCTTCAAAGTCGGAAACATCATTAATAAATGCATAAAAGTGGTTTGGAATATCTATGTTGAACTCTGGAAGGTTTAGGTATTCGTAAAGGTTTTGACGAACCTCTTCATCGTTTCTTGGGTTATCTGGGAACGTTGCACCACCAATGGCACGCAGGGCAGCAAGAGCACGTGAGTTAACTCCATTGCCTTTCCCAAAAGTAAACTCTTCGAGATCTTTATATGAAGCAAATGGTCTTCGAGAAATATACTTGTTTGCAATATTATCGCTAATATACTTAATTGCTGTAAGCCCAAATCTAATTGCCTTGCCTTCAATCTTAAAGTCAGCATCTGACTCATTGATATGTGGCAGCCTAATCGGAATATTCATTCTCTTAGCCTCAATTAGATACTCTGTCCTGGCATCTTTATCTTTTTCATTTTTAAGAATAGAATACATAAACTCAAGAGG